CAGCAATCGAAGCCTTCAGACACATGATAGGTAGCTTTGCTGGCCTGAGTCCCACTCAGGTAACCATGAAGTTGATGATGGTGGCAACAGTGTCACTAATCCAATTTCTAGGTTATCTGTTGTCGTGGATGATTTGGGTAATGTTTGCGGTCAGTACATCCTTTGAAACAGCTTGGGAGACGTACAAGCATTTCATTGTCACCCCATGTGGATGGGAAAATCCACCAACCCTCGAGCAGGTCCTCTGTGAGAACAACGTATGGCAAGCCCATATAGTATTGTTCCAGACGGCAGTAATCGGGTTAGTAGTGATGACAATCTGGACCACCGCAATCATTCGCGCTTACACTTACTTGTACGTAGTTGAAATCAGAAAACCAGAAATGAGAACTGATAGCAACTCAAGCATCAACACAACAAACAACTCAGACACCATGGTAGTCCTTGAAGCGTATGTAGGAATCAATAACACATACAAACCAAGTAGCGACACTATGGCAGAAAATTTCAAGGGAGAATTACTAGTATTCATGGGAAACTCTCAAGCAGGTTGGGTAACAAGAATCGGAGAAAATTTATTGATGGGGCTATCACACGTGGTGGAAGTAGCATTAGCATCAGGACAGCAAATTACTCTAGTGGCACCAACTGACTTAACAAAGGGATTTGTCTGGGATGTTCAATCAAGCAACAAGGTATTCCAAGTATCAGGCCCAGAGGGAAATGATTTAGATCTCTCTGTTTGGGAAGTGAAAACGAGTATCTTCAGTGTTCTTAAAACTAAAGTGGCAAAATTATCGACTGCAAGGGTAGATAATATAATCAAAACTAATGCACAATCCGTGGAAAACGGAGAAATGACATTAATGAAATCGATTGGAACCACATCAGAATCAAACCATGTTATGACAATATTTCACAACGCTCATACGGTACCTGGATCCTCTGGCTCAGCAATGAAAGCTGCAAACGGAGATGTAATCGGTGTCCATGCAGGGTGTTATGTTAAAACTAACACAAATTTTGGTTATAGAACTGATTTAGTAAAGAAATGGTTAGACGGAAATTGGGAAGTCCAATTGGAGTCAGACCTAGGGAACAGAGGAGAAAAGCGTTATCATGTTGTTAGTGTTGAAAGGTTTAACGAAGTTAAGAAGGAAGCAGAAGATATATCAGCTACACTTCAGTTCTTCTCTGGAGGAAAGAGGAGAGCTTTCGACGTAGCCCCTGCAAAGGATAATGTTCAGAAAGCAATAATCGTTGAGAAACCCACTTTTGTTTACATGTACAACCAAGGAAAATTACCAGAATGGATCGATAAAGCACTCAAACTGGATAGGGAATTTTCACCATTGAATCTAAAAGCTAGTGACACACACTATGTGAAAGTAGAGAAGTTAGAAATCTTTGCCTCAAATTATTTGGCAGGCAAGGAAAAGGCAGACTTCCTTTCAGATTTGAAACAATGGAAAGAGGATGGAGGTAAATCATCAAAAGCTAGCGCCATAGCATGGGCAGACGTGGAAATCGAAGTCAACTCAAGAGTTGATCAGAAAGTAGACGCTCTCACGAAATTATTATCGAAGCTACAGCAGGAATTAGTTCAAGTTAAGCTTGAAAAGGCGGATTTTCAAGTGGTGAAGGAAAACACCCAAACACCCTCGCAGAGCAAGCAGCCCAAAATGGACAACAACTTCAAAGCGGATCAGCAACAGTCACCGATCTCTCGATTATCGAGGAACGAAAGGAGAAAGCTAAAGCAGCAATCGGTTGTGAGTACTCAGGAAATGGAGAAGGATGTGAACAAAGAAAAGCAACAATTGAAAGGAACTTACTTACAAACAAAAGGAGGTTCGCGTCAAATTGTAACTATTTTGAAACGATCTACTCCCACCTCGCAAGGTACCCACAATACACGCCGTCTACAATCTCACCAATCTTCGAAACCCTCATCAGACAATCTTACAAGTGGCACGAAAGTGCCATCCCATCAGGAAGAACCGATGGAAGATTCAACGAACTCGGGAGAGTTACTTTCAGGCTTCCGAAAGGAGGAAAAGAGCAAGGCATTACTAATGACGTTATCAGCTTAGTTGGATATTTGAAAGATAATAATCAACCAGACCTAGCTGAAAGTTTCACACAGTATGCATTCCCACCAAGAGGAGCAGAACATGAAATGACTAGTCTAAAAGCACACGCAGATAGAATGATCATGGAATTTGAAGAACCACAACCACTACTGATAGTGGCAGTCGCATGGAAGGCAAGAAATGAAGCAATAGATAGAGAAGCTGGTATTCCGGTTAAAGGAATATCTCCTCTACTTATGACGCTAGAGACAGAAATGGAAGACCCATTGAATTGGAATAACCTACAAGAAAACATAAACGCAGCAATAGATGAAGTCAACATGGACTCAAGTCCAGGATTACCTATGATGCAATATGGTTCCACGAACGCAGATGTCATAACCAAAGAAAGATTATTAGTAACAAGAATTGTGAAAGAAAGAATCGAACGATTGGCAATGATAAGTTCAATGGAAACACTTGATGGCAAACCAATGGAAGCCCATATTCAAGCAGGATTTGTAGATCCGTGCAGAGTCTTCATAAAGAATGAACCTCATAAAATGTCTAAGATAAAAGAAGGAAGATACAGATTGATCTGGAGCCTTTCTCTCTTAGACCAAATTATTGACAGGGTGCTCTTTTCACACATAGCAGAAGAAGAAATATCGAAGTTTCATAGAATGGCATCGAAAGGAGGTGCAGGTTTGTCAACTGACGAGCAACAGCAAGACTTATACCAAAATATAATACTATTGCTTGGAGAAGATTTCTGGACTGACGACATGAAGAATTGGGATTGGTCTTACAAGAAATGGCAATACGAAGCATTCTGGGTGAAATGTGCCTTTAAAATAGGCTTCTCACATCAGGAAGTAAAATTTTGGTTTTGTGTGTTAGCAAGGAAAACAGCAGCATATTCAGCAGATCTTATCACTCATGTACCAATAACATTGAGGATAATGTGGATCCGACTATATTTCATGGCTAGAGTTCCAATTGTACTAAGTGATGGAAGAATCCTTGGACATGGACCAGGCGGAATAATGAAATCAGGTCTCTACATAACACTCTGCGCGAACAGTTTCAACAGATGTTTTCTGAGTAGATTGGTAGCTAAAGAACTCGAATGCAAAGAGATCGGAGCTATTGCGATGGGAGATGATTGCGGCGAAAAGCTTATAGCAGCCAATACATCCTCACGTTATATCGAAGAAGAATACAAGAAACACGGATTTACTATCACAGACCTTGAACACATAACATCCCCAAGCACAACGGGATTTGAGTTTTGCTCACACCGTCTTTACCCAGACAAAGCGGTGCCTCTCAATGAAGTCAAAATAGTGTTAAAGCATTTAGTATCCAAACTGCGACACACTAGAGAGCAACAATTCCAGTTAGCAAATGACATCAGACACGCCAAGAACAGCGAATTGTTCATGAATTTTCTTCGTCCAAGATGGGAGGCTTGGATTAAAACAGATGAAGACAACGAAGAAATTAGCAAAGAAGATCAAGAAAGTCGAGCAGACAGCTGCTCGGATAGCAAACGTAGCAAAGAAGATTGAGAGAATCTCTGCCGCACCAATGACCTCACTAGGAGGTGCAATTGGGGGCAAACTGGGTTCTAAGAGAGTAGGTAGAAGTGTAGGAGGTTTCCTTGGGAAGATAACAGGAACAGGAGACTACAGGGTTTCGACAAATAGCATTGCGAACTCAAGCGCTACCATGGCCTTAGATACCGTACCACAGTTCATGAAAAGAAACTCTAGAGAGACAAGAGTCACTCATCGGGAGTTTCTTGGTAAAATTGTAGCATCACCAACAGTAGGAGCTTTTAATAGCCAATCTTTCTCATTAAATCCAGGATTGTTTGAAACATTCCCCTGGCTTTCAAATATTGCAAACCAATTCGACGAATGGAGACCGAATGGTATTGTAGTTGTATATAAATCAGCCTCCTCAACATTTAGTGGTACTTCCAGCTTGGGAATTATCACTATGGCGACAGATTATGATGTGTTAGATCCCCCTTATGTGAACACCATTGAGATGAATAATAGTGATTTCGCTGTTTCTACAAATGTAGCAGCAAATCTTATTCATCCAATAGAGTGTGCGATCAAAGAAAGACCCACAAGGTTATTATACACGAGATCTGGTCCTATAACGACCAATGACAATCTCAGATGGTATGATCTTGGAAACTTTCAAGTAGCCACAGAAGGATGTACAGCAAGCCAAGTTTGTGGAGAACTTTGGATTACTTACGACATATCATTCTTTAAAGCACAAATTAACTCGACACCCCTAAATGTCAACCCCATTGCAGCCTCATATCTAAGCTTCACTGATATCACAGCCTCCGAACCATATGGAGTAGGTGACTACTCAGAAGCATCAACAATCACACCGGTATTGAATGCCGATAGGTTAACTATCCCAAATAACAACAGTGCCTACACAGGTAGGTGCTTTATCATCTCACTAAATTGGGTAGCCGCAACATCATTCACCACTGTAGGAGTCCCATCTGCAGGATCATCAGCTTTATCACATGGAGACGGTCTCGAATTCTTCGATATCTCTCCTGCTGGAACAACGATGAGAACCGCAAATGTATCCACTGGAACAATGTCGACAGTAACATGCACATTGGGATTCAAAGTAACAGGATTGAACGCTTGGTTTGATCTTGATGTAACTTTAGCAGGCAGTGCTGTGGATAATATGAGTTTTACACTGCAACAAATACCAAATCTTGACTATCAAACAATAGCTAGTTAAGTCGTAATTATCACCAACTTTACGAGACTTTTGCAACCTTAGTCTATAAATAGAAGGTAGTGTGTCCTTAGAGACGTCAGCC